CGAACAACTCGCCGACCTCCGCGCCAGCCAACTCGCCGCCGGAAACTTCCAGTCATGAAACCGACACGAGGCGGAAAACGAGCAGGAGCCGGAAGGCCCCCCGGCTCCGGCCATGGGCGGACAGTCGACTCGTCCAGCATTTCGCTGACGCCGGATCTGTGGGGCAAGCTGGACAAGCTACGCCGCGACCAATCCAGGAGCGCATTCCTCGCCGCTAAGCTCCGAAAAATGAGACCCAAGCCCGAGGAAACGAAATCATGACCGCCGATTTGGCCGGTGAGGTAATGGGAGCGATGTCTTGTTCTGTGCTGGGGGCGGATCGCCACATCATTCCAATCTCGGGCAAGGACTCGCTCGCTACGGCTATCGTCCAGACGGCACGCGAACCGGATCTAAACTACGAATACATCTATAATGATACTAAGATGGAGCTTCCAGAAACCTATGAGTGGATGGACAAGGTGGAAAAGGTGATGGGAATCAAGATCATCCGATCAGGAAAGAGCCTACGGACGATCATCGAAGAGCAAAAAATACTCCCATCGCCGATGACCAGATTTTGCACGAAGTATGCAAAAATCTTCCCGATGCGCGACTACATCGGAAAAGATAAGGCCACTCTCTACATCGGTATTCGCGCCGACGAAGATCGACCAGGCGCACAGGAAACCAAGAATATCCATGTGAAATACCCGCTAAAAGAAATGGGGGTGAATCTCGCACTCGTCTATCGGCTGGTCGAAGAGAGAGACCTGATGCCGCCCGGATTCTTCTGGCAGCGGATCTATGATATGGTCGTCGCTCAACTAGGCGATCAAGCAGGGATCATCCAAGAAATTCCGAAATGGATATTCGACCGCACCTTCGCGTGGCGCTCGCGTCCGAACTGCTACATGTGCTTCTACCAGCGGATGTATGAATGGTGCGGGATGCTGGAACATCACCCGCTTCTCTTCGCGGATGCGGAGGACATCGAGGCCCGACACGGCTTCTCAGAACACACGAAAAGCCATGCCTTCCTGTGGCTCGGAAAGGACAAACCACTCTCGCACATCCGCGACAACGCCGAGCGGATTATTCAGGCACGGGTAGATAAAATCTGCAAGATCCTACGGAAACGCCTGCAAATGGAACTCTTCACTGACGCGCTCTGCGACGAACTTGAAGCCGCGCAAACATCCTGCGGCATGTATTGTGGCAAATGAAAACCGCAACCGAACCCTCCCGCGAAGCCATCCCAGCCGAACTCCGCGACGCACTCCGCGCCGCCGAACAACTCGCCGACCTCCGCGCCAGCCAACTCGCCGCCGGAAACTTCCAGTCATGAAACCGACACGAGGCGGAAAACGAGCAGGAGCCGGAAGGCCCCCCGGCTCCGGCCATGGGCGGACAGTCGCATCGTCCAGCATTTCGCTGACGCCGGATCTGTGGGGCAAGCTGGACCTCCTGCGCCGAGACCAATCCAGGAGCGCATTCCTCGCCGCTAAGCTCCGGAAGATGAGACCCAAGCCCTAGTAGCGCCCAATGAAATCTATGAAACAAAATACAAACACCGAGGCGGAAACCGCCCAAATCACGGACAGCCAAGCGGATGTCCAGCAGCGTCTTCGGCTGCTTCTTGACCAATTCAGGCATGTTGTCGCCACCCGCCGAGAGGTGGCGGGATACTGGAGTGTAACAGGCTTTTCCGTTCTCGCATCCAGCAGTGCGCGAGTAGCGAACCTATTTGAAATATGCGCGGACGAACTCGAACGGACCATATCAAACGAGCCGGATAGCCCAACTCGCGCAGAAATCCTGTTCGGAGCTATCGAAGAGCTGCAACGGTTGATAGCTTATTTCCGGTCAATACAAGACAACCAACCATGCAGCTAATGAGATACGGGACGCCCATGCCCGACCAGCATCAGCCGCAAGACCATGCCAGAGCCGAGCATGCGCAAACCACCGGCTCTGAAAAAGTCTACCGAAACCCGTCAAGCATGAAAGCAAAAAGATCACATCGACAGACCGTCAACCACTCACGACATTTCGGATGTCCTTACATTGTAAATCCCTTGACCTTCAGGGGGGCAAAATGCGACCATGCGGCACCCCCCCCCGGCAAAGGAATCTTTTTACCTCCAAAACGTAAGGTAAGTTTGGTTCCGTTGCTTACAATTCCTGCGGGACACCTCCCCCACGATCCCAAATATCCCGAGCGATGAAAGAAAACCCCAAGCGATGAAAGAAAATCCCACAAAAAGGAAGAGCCCGATTCCTCCGCCTCCTCGTCCGAGGAAGAAAATCGGGGATGAGCTGCCGCATGTTGCGACCTCGATGAAAGCTGGGGCGTTGGCGTGGGGCTTGCCGATCAGCGAGATTAGGCGGGCGCGGACGGGGGGGTGCAAGGCGTTCGTGGGGCAGAAAGTTTATCTCGACGGGCTGACGGCTTGGCTTACGGCGAATCCCCCGGAGCCCGCGAGTGGGGGAGGGGAGTCCCTTGATGACGCGGACAAGGAGGAGTTGGAGAGGAGGAAGCTGATCCGGGTGGTCAATCGGTTGGACATCGGGATTCAATCCGACCGGCACAAGCTGGCGGTGACGAAGGACGAGTTCGTGTCGAAGGAGCTGGTCAAGGAGGAATGGGCGCGCCTTTGGGCGATCATTGAGGCGGAGGCGAAAGACCTGATGGACAAGTCGATATTCCCCGTTTTTGTGGCGAGGGTGAAGGCGAAAATCAAATGACCGATACCGAATACCTCCGCGAGACGTTCGACGGGATTGTGCAGACACCGTTCCAGGGCGATATTATGGAGTGGTCGGATGGGAAATTGAAAATCCCGTATTCAGTTCGGTATCCGATTTACATTGCAAGCGAATCGCCTTGGCTGATTGAGACGCTTAGAGCGTTATCAGATCCAAAGATTCGGCGCGTCGATGTGAGGATGCCAGCGGGAGCAGCGAAGTCGCTTATCGGGGAGATCCAGATTGCCCATTGCCTAGCGGAAGATCCGGGATTGTATTACTACGTATGGCAAACGGATGATGACGCAAAAGACGCGATGGAGGATCGCATTTACCCGATGATCGAGGCGAACGAATTCCTCGCGAAACGGATGCCTGTTGATCGGAACAAGAAGCGTGGGATGAAGATCGCGGCCCCGCACATGAGCCTTTACGCGGTGGGGGCAAATCTTTCGGCGGCCCAGTCGAAGCGGGTGAAGTGGTTGACGATGGAGGAGCCGCACCTTTACGGACCTGGGATGATGACGGCTTTCGAGAAGCGAGTTGAAGGGGTGAAAGATTACAAGATCCTGACCCTATCGACTGGCAGCGTTCTAGGCGATGAGTCGGACGATTCTTTTAATGCAGGTTCATGCGACGTATGGCAAGTGCCGTGCCCTTATTGTAATCAGTTTCAAACGATGAGCGATCACAAGGATAGGCTTAGATCAAAAATTGATAAGGATACCTGCGACGAGAACGGGGATTACAACTGGTCTAAAATCCTGCCCACCGTCCGATATAATTGCGAGCATTGCGGAATGGACTGGCCGACCGATGAGGCTTCAAGAAAAGATCAATCGCAACTAGGCAGATACATCTCTACGAATCCGAACGCGCCAGAAGATCACAGATCGTTCCACATGGAGGCGGTATCAGTGCATTATTTCCCATTGCCAAAGCTATTGATGGAGAAGATCCGCGCAAGTTACGCGGCAAAGCGTGGAGCAATGGAGCCCCTGAAGGACTACATTCAGAAACGGAGGGCGATGGCTTGGGATGAATCTCCTATCGACTCCGACCAAGACGCGGCCTTTGATCGGTCGAAAGGCAACTATCACAAGCGGGAGGATTTTGAGGGAGAGAAAACGCGGTTTATCTGTATCGACAACCAAGCGGGGAAGGCGTCTCGGGGAGAGGGAGCGCATCGTTGGTATGTGTGTCGCGCGTTCGGCGCGGACGAGTGCCGCCTGATCGATGAGGGCAAGATCACGTCGTGGGAGGAGATGGAGGAGAAGCGGATTGAGTTGGGGGTTGAGACGGGTCGGACGCTGGTGGACATCGCGTTTGACACGGCGGCGGTGCAGGCTGTGTGCGTTCGCTACGGGTGGATGGGCCTTTGGGGCGACATGACGAACAAGCGTTCGTTCCCGCATCATGAGCCGGTGACGGTGAACGGGAAGCCCGATAGGCTCACGCGGAACTATCCGTTCTCTCCGTCGAACATCGGGCATGTGGGGATCGGGAAAGAAGGGATTCGGCGGCAGGCTCGTTACTTTTTTTGGTGTCAGAATCCTATCAAGGACATGTATCATCGGCTCCGGCTGGGGATGAGTACTTACCGATGGACGGTTCCGCAGGACGTCTCGGAGGATTACCGAAAGCAGACGCAAGCGGAATACAAGACGATCACCATCGAGAAGAAGACGGGGCGGAAGGTGCGGGCGTATAAATCCAAGGGGGACAACCACCTTGGGGACTGCGACCAGATGTGTCTGGTGTCAGCGATCATGGACCCGAATCTGAGGGCGTTGCTGTGGGGTGCGGAGGACGAGAAAGAGGATGAGGAGGAAAAAAAGGGTTGACTGGCGTAGGCGGTTAGGGTATCAACGGGACAGATGATTTGTCCGCACTGCAATAAGTCCCTGCCCGATTCGACGATTGCCAAGCATTTGGCAGCGAAGGGGGGGAGGAAGAGCAGGCGGAAGATCACGCCGGAGCAGCAAGCAATGATGCAGGCGGCGAAGGCAAAGAAGAAAAACAACACTAAATAAAAAATATGAAAATTGCAACATGTAACCTGACATCACACGCGCCACTCCTGCAAAGCCGGATGCACGCGACGGACAAGCTCGACCGGGAGACCGCTCAGGATTATGAGGAGCGCGTTTGGAAAAACAAGGCGCACATCGACAATGACGGGAATGTTTTCATCCCCGGCGTGGCGTTCAAAAAGGCGATGCAAGACGCGGCGAAGTTCCTCAACATCCAGATTCCCGGAAAGGGGAAATCGACCTACACCAAGCATTTCAAGTCTGGGGTGATGGTGTTTTCCAACGTGGAGACCGGGAACAAGGAGAGCGACATCCTCAAGCGTCCGATCAACTGCAACTCGGATGGGGTTGCGGGTTCTGGCAAGCGGGTTCTGCGGTTTTTCCCGGAACTCACCTCATGGGAGGGGACGCTGATCGTGCATGTCCTGGACGACACGGTGACAAAAGACATCTTGGAGCAGGTTCTCGTGGCCGCTGGACAGTTCATGGGGGTTGGGGCGTTCCGTCCGCAGAACGGGAATGGCTCCGGGATCTTCGCGGTTGAGGACATCGAGTGGGATAGCTGATTTTCCACCACAACACTGCACAGCACGGCACCCCACAACACAACACGACACGACAACCGCTTTTCCGGCACCACACCGCACTGCACTGCACGTCACCCCACAACACAACACGACACGACAACCGCTTTTCCGCCACGCCACGCCACTTCACCCCACAACACGCCACGCCACGCCACGCCACAACCCGACCCGACACGACAACCCTTCTACCAAAAAAAATATGAACACAGATACCAAGCCAATCGCAACAATCGGCCTCGACGCCCAACTCATCCGCAAGCGGATCGAGTCAATGGAGGTAGGCGAAATCGTCTCCTATTCCGATCTTGAGGAAATCACCAAGCGTCCCCTGAACGAACTCCGGGGAAGTTTCTACACCGCCGCCCGGCAGGTCTTCCGGGAGTTCGGCTGGACGTTCGGACCAGTCAAGGGAGTCGGATACAAGCGCCTCGACGCCGCCGAAAAGCTCGATACCGTCGAAGGCAAGCGAAAGCACATCCACAAGACGGCGCGTCGGGCGGGAGCCGTGTTGGCTTCGATCAAGGTCTCGGAACTGCCGCAAGAGCAGCAGGTGAGGCACAATCTTGAGGTGTCATTCGCGGGAGCGATTGCGCTGGCCACCGGGAAGAAAGCCACGCGGTTGATTGCCGAAAAGGCGGCATCGGCTCCACTCCCCGGCATCGAAGTTCTCTCGCTTTTCGCCAAGTAGCTTTTCCGCCACTGCACTGCACCCCACTTCACTTCACTTCACAACCCGACACGACCCGACACGACAACCGCTTTTCCGTCACAACACATCACAGCACACCACACAACACCACACCACAACCCGACCCGACACGACAACCGCTTTTCCGGCACCGCACGGCACAGCACATCACCCCACATCACAACCCGACACGACAACCGCTTTTCCGACACATCACGGCACTCCACCACACTGCACTACACCTCACGCCACGACCCGACCCGACACGACAACCGCTTTTCCGTCACAACACATCACAGCACTTCACATCACCTCACTACCCGACCCGACACGACAACCGCTTTTCCGCCACGCCACAGCACTTCACATCACCT